ATTACGAGAATCTTCAGCCATTTTTGCACGAGCATCGGTTGAAGGGGTTTGGGTTGTTTTAACAGGGGGTTTTTGTGTAACAGATGCAGATAAGTTCACATCCATAGTAGACTGGGAACCGTCTGTTTCCGCCAATGCATCAAAACGAGCTCGGATGTATTCTGGCGAGACAGATTCCAAATCAACTTCAGGACATTTGTCTGCAACAACTTCTTTGCGGAGGGCTTCGCAGTCTTTACCTTCCCACTTGGTATCGGGGCAGATACGAAGAACAGCATCGCGAGTAGCAATACGGTTTTCAACGAGCTTATCCAAACCTTCAGGGGTTGGGATTTTCGCTTTGGCATCGTCGAATTTCGCTTGAAGATTATCAAGGGCGGTTTTATGGTCCTTTTTAACCCCTTCAAGTTCATCTTCTTTCTTTTTCTCCTCCTCCTCGTCTTCTTCTTCCATGTCTTTCACTTTTTCTTCAGAGTCTTTTAAAGACTGCTGAAGTTTTTTAACGGCTTGTGAAGCTTGATCTGTTACCTCAAAATCCACACCGTCGATAGTAATTGTAGCCATGATTGGCTCCTGTGGGTTGTTAAACGAATTATCAGACACTTTACACTGTTGGCCACAACGACCTTCTTTAACCAAGGCAATATGATTACCTTTTATATTCCTCTGAATGGCATCGTACTTTTCACCATCCGGAGTAATTCCTTCGCCCCATACTAAGTCGGAGACATAACCATTTGATAATTCAACCTGTCCGTCTTCGACCTTTTTAATGGCACTCTTGTCCATTATTTGCAACATGGTAGAAGCATATATGCCATCTTTGACAACTTCATTCCCAGACATGCCAACAGTTACCTCTTTGGCATTCTCAGAATTCACCAAAACTTCAGGATGGTTATCAGTAACAGGCTTATTGGCGAAGGAGGCTAGGGAGTCAGCAGAAAACACTTCTTCTGGTGGACGATATATGCGGATGACGTCGGTTGGTTCGCGGTCAGTTAGTCCAAGTTCAAATGCTAAATAGTCTTGGATACCAGTTCGTGCGATTCGTGCGGGGAGTACTAAAAAACCCTCGTCGGTATACTGACGTTGGCTATTGGCAATATTTATCCGATCTGTTATGTACATAATTGATTATTAAATTGGATCAAAACAGTCTTGATAGTAGATTGTTAATACCAACATGTACACTATTTTTTATTAAATACTACCACTTTTTTTGTCAGAAGTTATGATTGCTTGAGGAACACAACGGCATTGGATGTCATTGCCAGGATGTCCGGTATCTTTTGGTGGATTATCCCATCTGAATATTTTTCCGTTCTTAGTTCTATGAGATTCCCTTACTTTACTATCCCCTGCAGTCCTCCAAATATATTCCTCAACTCCCAGATTCCGCTGTCGCTGCTGATTAAGTGCTGAATTAAGCTTGGAAGTTTGATCTCTCGCGATAACTTTCGCTCTTTTAGTAGTACTTCCGTTCAATTCTTGAATCTGAGAAATCATAGAACTAGCTGAAGATTTCTGGGTAGTACCATTATAAACAATAGTTTCTAGCTTTTTAAAATACTCTTCAGGAATAGATTTAATCAATCCGACGTTTTCACGGGTAGTAGCTACCAATGCATCTTCTAATCCTTCGCTCTGTATAATGCTTTGCACATTTATACCAACAGCTTTTTCTACCGCTGAATAAAATTGCCGTTTGTTTACTGTATTGGTACCTTCAACAAAACTCTTAGCAAGGGTTTGTGCTTCTACATTGACAGCTGAATAGTTCAGACGAAGTCTATCAAAAGCAGTTGCTAACTGTTCCGCATAAGCATCACCGGTAAACTGTGGTTGCAACATTCGCAAAAGAGGGTATATATTTTTTCGCACATCTCTTTTTAAACTGTTAACAAGTCTCAAAAGGTTTTTGCGGTATTTAACCTCAACATTTCGCGGAGACTTAACTGGTAGCACCCGCTTCTGCTTTTTCTTTCTCAACCTTTTATTTATCTTCGCTGCTTCTTTAGTTGGAATAGGCGAAATAGCAGGCATTATCTTTATCCCCCATTTCCAAGATTAAAATCGTCATCGTCTTCATTGTCTTCATCATCTTCGTCGTTATCGGGTTCTTCAAGATCCTCATCACGAATGTTGGTGTATACATCATTCTGCTTTAATTCTTTCGCAACAACATCTTCGCCGACGACACCGCGATCCAGATAGATAGCATCCCGTTGTGCATCTACAAACTCTTTATCTGCTTGCTCTTTAGGAGTTATCTGGAATAGAGAATTAAACTCGTAAGATAAATCCGCTTCCAGAGATATACCTAAACTCTTGGCGATGATCTGATCAACATAATCAATCTTAGGACGGTAATTTTTTTTCTGTGATGAGCGGATGGTATCGTAGTAGTTCTTTAAATCACCTTCGCCTGTGGCATTAAACCCGCTCGCAGATGAACCCAATAAACGAGTTGCTGGAACATCTCCACCTGCACCAACATGCAATCCATATCTATCTAACAGGTCAGGTAAACCTGCAAAAGTATTAGACTTGTTTTCGTAAGTTTCTTCAGAGTCCAATAGCATCATATTGTTGAAACTCTTCATCAGGCCTGCGAGTGTAAATCGTTTGCGGAGTAACTCTTCACCTGCAGAAGTTGACAGGTAATTCATTAAACCTTTGACCTTCATAATATCTACGTTGGTTTCAAAAACCATACTTGCAGCACCAGTAGAAACAGTGCTGAAGTTAATCAAGGGATCATATAGTCTGCTTAGCACAGAATCTGAAATGTAGTTATTCTCGCGAAAAGAATCGTAGGGTAACTTCACACCTTCAAACCGAATAACTCTGCTGTGATGAATGCGGGTATTAGCAGTAGCACCTGCTCCTACAAATTGGTAATACTCCGGCAAACCGAAATGAGGATTCATCGGATCACCGATTGGTGCACCACCTGCATGAGTTAGCCGGTATCTGTCAACCGCTTTAATATGCTTCAAAGATCCTTCTTTTAGTCCATCAAGTCTAAGAGGTTTATCTGAATTTTGCCCATCGTCGACGGATAGTACTATATATGAGGTGCCATACAACCTACCCCATATATGTGCTTGCATGAAATTGCCCGGTAAATCAATACGGGTTTCTTCCTCTTCTAATCCTTTAACGGTTTCAGGATCAATATCACCTTTGAAGGTTCTCCACTCACGAGTCATATCATCAGGGATAATGTCAACAATTTTTCCTGCCATCCAATCAGTGCGGTACAGGGCTTCTAACTCTGCTCTATTTGCCTCATGCGACAGATTCTTCTTATTGACGAATTTAGAATAAGACCGTTTATCCTGTGCAGTACCAAGTTCAGCAATTAGGTTTTCTAACCCATCTTTGAATATGCCTATTTGTTTATCAGTTAAAATCTGTGCTTTTTCTGTGGTACTCATATTAACCTCTTATAACTGGGTAATTGCATTACCATTTATAGATAAATTATGATTGATTAAAGTGGTCAAATCATCTTGAACAAGTATCCCGAATTTGTCAAGATGTTTGCCGTGTAAAATAATACCTATACCTTCTCCGAACTTCGCAATACCAAAGCGGTAGGATTTAACAAAAGTTGATCCAGCAAATTCGTGAGTCTCAGAGCTTTCACTTAGATTGATCAATTCACGATTTGTTTTAATAGGAATACCTATGGGTATAAAGATCCCTTCAAGTTCAACGAAGAATACAATGCCATTTGTTAATGGTCCAGAGACACCCCCATAATCGTTGAGACCAGTATTTCCTGAATCACTAACTGAGATTTCAATATTATGTATATCAAAGGTTTCTGTTAGAATGGGTTGAACATAAAACATAACAGGAGTTACTGATCCGTTGACGTTGGCATTATCTCCGCCTTCAGGATCACCGTCGTCAGTAGCATGTCGTAGAACAACCCGTTTTGTGTTACTTACCTTTCCGTAGTTATCTCGTAATGAACTCATGATAATCTCCTTATATTATACTTGAGTGGAAACTAGACCTACTAAGTTTAGGTTGTGAGTATTCAAAGTAGATAAATCATCCTGCACAATAATCCCATATTTGTCAGAAGTTTTTCCCCTAAGTATAAAAGCATTAGGTAAATCCGCCCGGTAAGTTCTTAGATTAATAGATGAAGCAAAACCGTATGTGCCATTTGCAGCATATATACCTGCTAAATCCGCATTATCAATAATAGGAGATCCCAATATGGTTTCTACCCCATCCTGCTCGATAAAAAACTGGACACCATTTGTTAAAGCTAAGTCATTATTACCATATTTACCAATTGCGGGATTTGATGCTAAAGAAGAAACCACTAATACCGTAGATAAAATCTCAAAAACTTCATCTACAGCGGGTTGTATATAAAATTTGACAGGTGTCACGGAACCGTTAATCGCCGCATCAATACTGCCGCTTACAAGACCATCATTTGTTGCATGTCTTATAAAAGGTGTTTTAGTACCACTGATGCTTCCGTAATTATCTCGTAATGAACTCATAATATTCTCCTTAGTTTTCGGCCTAAGTAAGTGATTCTTCAGTAATTATGCGGTTATCAAAAATTAGTAGATCTTCAATAGCATCCATCGTTGGGTCTATTTGATCATCATGTTTATGGGTCATAAGAGGCGAGAACTTTGTGAACTCTGCTTTATAATCACTTAACCAATCTGCTTCTATAGGTAAGTGCACATGACCTGCGGCAATATGAGGGATAGTTGAAAATGCTCTTTCAACTTTATCTCGGCTTCGAGGTATTCCTTCAATTGGGATATTCGTAGTTTTCCTAATGTCTTGAATGAGACCTGTACCGCTTGATTTGTCTTCCACCTTAACCATTTGCACAGGTCTAATATTGGGATGATTAGTGAATCTGTGTTTGTTCCAAAAATCAATAAGTGCCTGTTTAAGTTCTGGTGCTTCCCATTTGCCTCGTATTTGGTCAATAAGAAAGATGCCTTGTTCTGGACTCCATCCCCAACATTGAAATACGGACCAATCGTTGATCTCTTTAGTTTTTGATGCGGTGTCTCCGTATATCCGTTTGACAGGCATGTTGACAGGGAGCACTGACCAATGCTTCCACCATCTGTCTTTAAACATTCCACCGCCCAATTTATAAGGACGTTGACCATATTGTGTGATTGAGGTATACGGATCAACCTCATACATCAGATCTAAATTGTCATCATCATGCTTATTATCCCACAGTGGACCTGCAGGCAATTCGTATTCAATCGGAATTCCATGAGTGTATTCATCAGGGTACCATGATGCAACAGGACCTTCGGGGATGGGAGTGGGTAACATTAGATGAAACCACTTCTCACCTGATCCACCTTTAAGCAAGAATCCCGATGGATCATCTTCATGCACTCGTTGCATAATGAAAATCATAGGGGTGACATTTTCTAAAGCTAATCGAGATTTGAACGTGGAACTGATTCTACTGTTGATGCGATTTCGGATTACTTCTGACAAAGCTTCTTCAGGTTTGATAGGATCATCAACTATAAAAGCACCAGTGAATCCCTCTTCCATTCTACCCGCACGAAATCCTGTAACAGGTCCACCAGATGATGTAGCATATACTCCACCACCCTCTTCAGTAAACCACCGTTTCTTCGCTGCGGTATCCTGCCGAATGGTTATTGGCCAAAGTTCTTGGTACTCTTCTAGACTGATGATGTCACGAGTTATCTGAGAATTGAGAAGTGCTAGGTCATTGGAATATGACAGATGCATGAATTTAGCCATTGGGTTAATAGCTAATCCTCTCGCCATAAATGATATAACAGCTAATTCAGTTTTGGTGTATCCCGGTGGGACGTTGATAATTAAGCGAGTGATTTCGCCTTTGATAACACGGTCTAAAGTTTCAGAGATAATATGATGATGAGGGGATACTATAAATTTGCACCCTTCTCTTAGCTTAAAAAAATACCTAGAAAACCGCAGATGATCATGCTCTAAAACATGTCGCAGATATTTTAGATCAGTTGGATCAAAACTAATACTCAAGGTCAAATTCCCTATTAAGCCGTTTTATATCCATCCTAGTCAATTTTTTATCTTTGGGAGTTTTATCAATGCTAACCATTTCGATGGCTTTTCTTTTAGGATGAGTATATTCTAATAGTTGTTTTGCTGCATCCTGACTTTTGCCCATATCTACGATTGAGCCGCGATACTCCATTTTTATTAGCTCAATGAGATCTATCCAATCCCATTCGTCGGGAGGTTCTAATCCATATTTGCTTTCTAACTCTATGATTTTGCTGTATACGAGAGAAACTCTACGTGGATCTGTGCCTCCCATGATCTTCGTCAAAAACTCGATAGGACTTGGGATTTTCAGTTCTTCACATAGAGCGGTGATTTTTTCTTCGGCCGAATTGGTATCCATAGCAGACACTATAGTCTGTATGTACCAAATTGTAAAATATATAAACCAATGGTTTCTAAGCACCTTAGGTTTCTAAGCACCTTAGGTTTCTAAGCACCTTAGGTTTTGATAATCACAATTTCCAATAACCTCTTTCACGGATCTTCTTCTTGGCAACATCTCCCAACTCTTCCAGAAACTCGTCGACAGCATAATCCAACTTTCCGGCTTTGGCTCTTCTGTACATTATCAACAGACTTCGCTCTGTGGTTATATTTCTGCACAACTCGCGAAGAACATACTTGCGAACAGTATTGGCAGCGGTATTCTTTTCTTTTCGTTCCAATGCTTTATACCTTCTGCCACGACTGGTACCTCTAATCCTGCGATTTGTTTTAATCATTCTTGGTCTCCATTATTTATATCATAGTTAATATCAATGTCCACATCTGGATGAAGGTCAAATACAACATCCCGCCAATGCCTAAGTTTAATTAACTCATCAATCACTTCACATACCTGTTCATCGTGTTTTAAACGAGTCCTTAAAGCTTCTAAATCTTCTTCATTGGTCATTATTAATCCTCGATGTATGTTTAAGTATGAGGTTAGATTATAGTGCATAGGATTAAAGAAGGACACTAAAGAGCATTAAAACAGTCCAAATTTAATTATGGCAGAAATAGTTGAGCAATTAACAGTGAGTTTAGTTAATGCTAACTTGTTGATTTATAAGAACAATGAAATGCTGAAACTCTATTAACTCAACTGCCGACGGACTATTATATATATTCTTATTTCTCATATTATATATTTCTAATATTAGTATATTATATATAGTTAATATACTATATCTTTATTTTTTATTTATTTTATAGAAGTATATAGTATTAGAAGTATAGTGTCTTATAAAGTTAATAATATCAATGGCTTACATAGTAACTAGGCCTACAGTTAATTAACTCAGGCACAAATATCTGGCTTCTTTCACTAAGGATTTCAATAACTTAGGCTTAAATAACCGTATTATATTAATTTAAGTGTGTACTATTCATTAAAAGTGCTTTAGTATCTAATCTCATACATACATACTGGACACCTTCTTATGTTACATCTCATTCAAATTTTAAACGGTTATAAATTTGGTCTTAACACTCTTGACTCTGCCCGATCAACTGAACATGGAATTAACATTCTCAAATCCATGCCCTATATCAACAAACACTTCACTATTGGTCTTAACAAATCTATCCTTGACCACATTCAAATCCAACTTGACTATTTATCATCTGATGAAACTATCAATAGTTGGTCTTATGAATATGAAACTGGATTATATGTTTCTACTACCACAACTGAGGTTTTCGCTCTATAACATAATATTAGATATTTCTAATATACACTTCTATTCTCAGTTGTACTATTCACTAAAATAGATTTAATATCACTACTGTAAACATTAGAAACACATACTTCTAATCTCATATATAAAAGGACTACATAGCATGTCACCAACAACACCTTACATCTTCCTCGCCATCGCCTGCATCCTTATCGCACTAATTATATGGTTCACTAGATATTATAGTGTGGATGCTATTTCTGAGCGACGGGTAAAAGGGTACCAATTCGCCAAAGAGACTTTAGCAAGCTCTTCATCTACTCGTCTAGGTGTCAACACCATCCGCAACATCCCTAAACCAAGCAAAGACTTTTCGGAAGGTGCTGAAACCGCTATCACTCATCACATTCAACACCATATCAAATGTCTTCAAAACAGTACCAACAAACAGTGGGAGTATGATTACGACAAAGATTTATTCTATTCAACTAATTTCGTACCAGGCTTCACAGTATTTCAGGAGTAACTTATCATGTACTTTTATTCAGAAAATATTATCCAAACCCTACTGTTCGCAGCATTCGCTCTCGCTGCAATTGGTATCCTGTGGTTAATACACAATGCGATAGTCTTCATCAGTCTGAGAACTTCTGAAAATGCTATTCGTAAAAATGACGGATATAAACATGCTATCACTCTCATGGGAAAAGCAAAATCGGTCCAGGCAGGTATCACTCTTTTAACATCTCATCATCATCACCGTCATCAACCTCAATCCGCTTACGACGAAGGTATTCAGTTAGGAATATCTGACCATATAGACAAATGCAACAAAAAGCTAAATAAATACTATAGTCAATATGGCGATTTTGATTACAACGAAAATATTGACTGTTTTACTTCACCTCAACTCAGCATTAGTTTTGCCAATCCTATAAAAAGATTGTAATTGCCTTTTAATCAACACACACCATCAACCTACAGGAAAATAATCATGTTTGACAATTCATCTATTATCATTGACCCGAATATCGTTTGCCCAGTATGCCTCAAAGCCCCATCGCCAGAAAAACCAGCGGGTCAAGTATGCGAGCACTGTAATAGTCCAGATTTACCACAGAAGCTTTTCATTGATTTCGCCATATCACTGGGCTTTGAAAAGCATATGACTCGTGATGGCAAAGAGTATATTGTCTATGAACTCTCTTATACACCTCACGGTATTGAAGCTCATTATATTCCATCCTCGATGTTTGCAGATGCTCATGAGTATGAGCTGAACAATGAATGTAAACATCAAACGAAGCATTAGTCGCCAAGATGATCGTCCCATTTGCACATGTCCCGCTTACGATTTTCCACATCGCGTTGGCGGGAGATGTACAGGTGCGGAATTCACCACTTTCTATTATTACAATATAAGAACAGAATGCTTCTCGTGCAATTGCAACTCAGGTACCCAGTGTGATGTCTCCATAGGTGCGGAATCAATTAAAGAAGCAGAATGTCATATCGCAGCAAAGCATTATAATCCAGGCGGGTACTTACCACTAACACTAATAGAACCTGAACCACCAGAAGAACCACCATCACCAACTGAATACTACGACGAAAGGAATCCACCACCATTAACTGAATACAATGGTTATTAGCCGTGATACAATGCTATCACTACATACACATCAGACCATGGGAAGTAAAGATGATTATAAAGTTTATATATTGCGAAGTCAGTGGATTGTTAATTGGATGGGAGTCATCAACACAAAGAGTGATGTTTTCATGGAATTCTGGAGTTCGCAAGATTGGAACAAGACATAAACTTTAATGGATAATAGTTGTTTACATCTCTAATCTACTGTAATACAATGGTCCTACATATAAACAAAACAGGTACTACCATCATGCGAAGCACTATATACGAAAAAGCCTACGGCAAATGGAGCGGGGAGCCAAAAGGACATAAACCAAATTATAAAAAATGTGCTAAAAGCATATATGTTGCCGGTTCATATAAAGACAAGCAGTGTTCAAGAAAAAGAGGTTATGGCCCAGATAAAGCTTTCTGTAAAACTCATGCAAAAAAGTATGAGACAGATAAACGGTAATCACTCTCTCTCTCTACATATACACAAACAAAACGGATACCACCATCATGTACCAGTACGAAGCCAAATTCGCAAGAGAAGCAAAACCTGACCCACACAACTGGGCAATTCGTATCAAGGCAAACACAAGAGGAGCACCAGGTCCTTTTGAATTGGTTTACCTTGGTGATACTCGTGCACCTAAACTTGCCAATGTCAAAAGAGCATAATCATGGGCATATTAAAAAGACTCAAGTTTGTCTTCACTCACAAAACCGATATTGAATCTCTGTTAAAAAAGGAACAGCAAGCGAGAGAAGAAATAGAATTCAACGAACAGAGATATCACCTCAATTTGTGTCTCAAGCATCAACAAGAAAGAAACCGCTCGCATTTCTCAGAAGCCAATTGTGATTACTGCAAACTTTTAAATGCAATTACACTTAATAACAATTAAATGTTTACAACAGTATCCTACTACATTATAATGGTCCTACACACAAACAAACACACTGGATATTATCATCATGGGCAAAATCACCGGTTTAACTAACACCAAACTTAACTCTTTCGATGTTCTCGCCGACGAATATACTGAAGAAATGGAAGTTCTCGCTTCTGTCCATACCGGCGGAATAGTAAATCACGGATATTCAAACGATGAAACCCTCGGCGTCGTCAGAACAGATTCAGGAAATCTCGGACTATTCGTTGGTGACACTGAAAGTGAAGATGATATGTTTCCAATGTTTGTTGGCGGTGTCATCACTCTCGGCAAATCAAACAAAAACCTCAGCACTATACTCCGTGAACTTGCGGATGAATGCGAAGCCCTGGAATAAAATATGTACACTAATCCACCCTCACCTCCAAAAGATGAACTCACTAAGGTCCGGATTAAAAATACCCGGGGTCTTAAAGTTATACAAGACTTAAATGTTGAAAGGTTTTGTGAACAGATGACTAAGATGACAGGAAAAACCCCTGATCCTGAAGTTGCTCTCATATCTCTCCACAAACTCCGCTGCGAGTATTCCAGAACTGGGATATTTAAAAAGAAATACGGAAAAGAATCTGGTGAGTGGTTAGTAGCTCACGGGTACCATGATGGAATTCGATGGTGGATATTATGAGCTATAAAATAATGGGATTAGCCGGATATATGATTAATCAAGTACAAATGGAAGAAATGGAAGTGCTTGCTGCTGTATTAACTAATGGAACATCTAGCGATGGGTACCCGAATCGTGAAATGATAGGTGTTGTTAGAAGTAAACTAGGACATCTCGGTATTTACCGCGGGAGTACAGATGATAAGTTTCCCCCGGCATCTGCCCACAATACAGTTTTGCATTTAAGCCAAGACGGTAAGAATCTCAGTACAGTACTTCGTGAACTTGCGGATGCATGCGAAGGAATAACCCACAATTAGCCAAGGAGTAAAAAATAATGTCGTTATTAACTATGTCTGCAAAAGAAAAAACAGAAATAATTAAAGGTGTTATAGCAAATTACAAAAAGATTTCTGATGAGCCAATTAATAGTGAAACTATTGCGGTGATTACTGGATTAGTATTTGGGGAATTGATTGAAAAAGCACCAACTAATTCACAAACTGTTGATATTCGTATTTTTCTCATGTTGATTATGAGGGATGTATGCGAAAGCGAAAAAGCAGATCCAGATCATGAACGAACAATTTGCATTAACTACGAGCAGTTATATGAAATAGTTGAAACCTATTTAACAGAAATGGCTGGAAGGAAGAACAAATGAAGAATCTTAAAATTGTCAAGTCAGACAATTACACTTTCCCCACCTTTCCGAAAGATCCTACTCACGATAATCGTAGGGCAAGGTATATATTTACTAAAGACCAATGGCGGTTTATGTGTGATGACAAGTATGTCATTGCAAAGCGGGAACTGGAAAGATTGTATGAGCAGACTTTCAATACATCGTTTGGAGAAGTGGTTCTTGAGACCGCTTTACCGTCAGAATTTGCTCCTTCCGAATTGGAAAATAATCGTGTCTTATAGCACCTAAACAGTATACGATCAGCAGTCAAATAAATACTTATATTCAAGCAGGTAAACCAATCATGGATAATACAGACGAAACTCCCGGTTTTTTAGCATGGTGGAAAAGCCACAGTGGTACCAGCGGAAAAAACTGGCCTGAATACAGATTAGCAAAACATGCCTGGAATCTAGGGCGAGAAGAAGCTTTTGCTGATGCCGAAAAAATGGGCGAAGTTGAATTGTTCGCTAGAAACAGACAGCAGGAAACAGGTAAATAATGGCTCGTAGCATAGTGTACAATGATAAGGGTTCAATTGATAAGATCCACATAACTTGTGATTCTTGTCCTCCAGTATTGCTTACGGATGAAAATGCTATACCTACAGATGATCATATATCTGTCTGCCGTTCGTCAAGAGAAATGTTTTCAGCTGGATGGAGATGCACTAACTTACCAGAATTCTCGTCGACAGGTGAAGCAGTCTGGGTTTGTCCCAACTGTTGGGCAAATAGAATACCAGACGGTACACCAAATATTTAAACACAACTAATCAGGAAAAAATGTAATGCCAACGAATAGACCAATAAATGATAATTCAGATTTATACGATGTAACCGGCCGGTTATTCAAAAATGCCGTAGACATCATCGATGAAGAATTTGGCGATGGTTATGCAATCAAGAATCCCGCTTTGGTCGCGTCAGTAATACAACTGCAGGAAAATGTCTGCACCAACAGCGAATCCTTCGCGAACATTAACTAATATCTTTTTATAAATAAGGATCTACCCTTGACAGCACATAAATATATTGCTGTTATTTCGCTTGGGACATCGGTTTATAAAAACGATATTGTTCAGAAGGAAATAACGGTACAAAAACTTTTTAGACAATTATCTAAGCCTATTATTCAGGATAAAAAGGATGGTAAGTATTTTATATTTGCCTCATTTAAAAAGGACATCCGTACCGCAAAAAATGTTGATAAGTATTACGGGGCAACAATTGATCTTGATGATACTGCTTTAACACTTTCTGAAATTAGGAAAAAATTCAAAAAATACCAACATTGTATTTATACCACCTTTAGTCATAAAGCTAAAGGCAAAGGGGACAGATATAGATTAGTGCTACCGTATAAATCTCCTATTGATGCCACCACCCATATTGAAACAATGCTTTATTTAATGGGATTACTTGGTGCGGAGAATGTTGACCTGTCATCAAAAGCATTATCCAGGCCAATGTACTTGCCTGCTACTCATCAATCTCGTAAAAATCATTTCCAGTTTTTTCAGAATCTTGAAGGGATGCGGTTCAATCCAATATCTCAACGGGTTCGTGATAGTGTTTCCGCCGCAAATTTTCAGCAGACAGATGATAGCACCATCCACGAACCTTTTAATGTGAATGAGGATGTGGATGAAGGCGGGAGAAATGATGCTCTTGCCAGATTCGTAGGTAAGACAATTCAGACGGGAATGTCCACCACCGAATTGTTGCCAATGGCTCAATCCTGGAATCAGGTAAAATTAAACCCTCCGCTGTCAGCGAAAGAAGTTAAGGTCATTTGTGAGTCAATCATTAAAGCTCACAAGCGGAATCACGGCGATTTAGAGTGGGGTTATGATGAGATAATAGCCAGGATCTCTGGTAGCAAATATGGCTCAGATGATTACGAGCATATTCTGAATATTTATGTTTTGGCTAAAGTGAAAAACCGGCTGAAACCATCTCAATGCGAACTCATCGTTAATGCTATTCAGACAAAATTCAAGCTAACTAAAAAGGTTATATCAAAAGAAGTTACAACCAAAGAACTGGAGTTAGCAGGTAAGTTAGAAGAAACCAATGAAGAGGATTTTGAATCCACCAGCACGGTTTTAAAAGAAGAGTTTAAGCGGTGGGTATATGTAGCATCAGATGATAGAGCATACAACACTAGTACCGGCGAGTATTATAAGCGAGAAGCTTTCTCTGCTATGTATGCAACACCAAATGTTGACGGATCACTATTTGGTATGATCATGAAATATAATCTGATGCAGAAAGTATCCCGCTTAGAATTTGATCCGTCTGAATCAGAATTGTATATACGAGGAGGAGTGAGATATGCCAACACTTATATACCTCCTGATATTTTCCCTTTACCAGGTGATGTCTCTATCATCGTAAATCATTTCAAGTACTTGATACCCGACAGATATGAGCGGAGTATTTTCCTTGATTTTATTGCACACTTAGTCCAACGTCCAGGTATTAAGATCAGGTGGATGCCGGTAATAAAAGGTGGCAAAGGAATTGGTAAAACAATTATCGCTGAAAAAATAATATTGCCAATAATCGGATTCACTAATTTCGGTAAGGTGAATAATGAGGTAATCAAATCAGATTTTAATGCCTGGCAACTTGATAAGCAACTTGTCGTGTTTGAAGAATTGGACATCGGAGCTAATCAAAAAGAAAAAGAATTGCTGACTGATAAGCTCAAATCTTTTATCACAGATAATATTCTCACTGCTCACCGTAAAGGTCTTGATCCATATGACACTATAAACAAAGCTAATTCAATGGGGTTCACTAACAAAGAAGATGCTTTAATCATCTCCCCAGATGAACGTCGCTTTTGTATGATCCGCACAGATGTTAAACCAAAAGACGATGAATATTATCAAGCTCTTGCGGATTTTACCGATCAAAACATTGCGGCGATATATTACTTCTTTATGGAGAGAGATATATCTAAGTTCTCACCGTTAAGAGCACCTGAAACCAAGTACACCAAAGAGGTCAAAAGCTTATCAATCGGTTGGCCGGGATCAATCATTAATGGATGGCTTACTGAAGAAGACAATACATTTTTTGCAGCAAAATGTGCTACACACCGTTTAATTGTCCAAGGTATACAGGCAGAATCTGCTGGACGGTATCGAGGATTGGCAGAAGACTTAGGAAGTCCTGGGTCTGCTCAATCCAAAAGATTATATTACTTGCTTCGTAGTTTAGGATTTGAACGGTATGAAAATCCAAAAGCAAAAGACAATCGAATATTTTTTAATGGGAAGCAAGAGAATGTATGGTTATTGCCTGATAGTGATCTTTCGAACTCGTCTGTCAAAACAATCAAACGACGGTTAAAACTAATAAAGATAAAAGACGAGAACTGGGCAGAATAAAAATGCCAAAAGTATATCACGAAGAAAACTTTGATGACTTCAAATCTATCATCAGTGGATATAGAAAGAAAAAGCGGTTGACTATATTCAAAATGATTGAAGAGGTCTCCGCTAATTATACTCGCGGACATATAATCTATCAAGCAGACTGTGAAGGTATTGGATGCTTGAAAAAACTTAAAAACCAAATTGGTGAATTCAGATATGGATTTACAACCAATGAGTATGATCTACTCTGACAGATCACCAACTTAAGCCTAAGTTCGTTGGATAAAAGTTCTAAATATTTGTTCTTTTTATGTACTTCTCGGATGATAAAGCTTACTATGTAACTTCATTAATGTAAAGGAAAAAACCATGGGAAAAATCACGATTGAATTTGATGACAATGTTATTGCCAAAGCTTTAGCTGGTGTTCTTAATACAACAGGTGCTGGCGGCAATAGTGGTAAACAAGAAAAGAAAAACGGTAAAAAAGATGCCAGTGATCTGCTTGAAGACATCGCCGCATTATGTAAAACTCTCGGTGCCACTGTCTGCCGTCCAATTCTGAAAGAAGCCGGATTTGCCTCCTTGTCTGCTTTGAAAAAAGCTGATCCAGACGAAGAAGATCTGGAAGATCTGCTTGAGATACTGCAAGAAGAAGCGGAAGACGAAGACGACGATGACGACGATGATGACGATGATGACGACGACGATGATGACGATGACGATGACGATGACGACGATGATGATGACGATGATGATGAAGAAATTGACATCGAAACCGTCAAAAAAGCTGTCCAGTCATTTGCCAAAGCGAACGGCAAAGATGATACCGACGAAATCCTCAACGAGTTCGGAATCAAGTCTGTGCGAAGTCTGAAGAAGCTCGATGAAGAACAGCTTGAAGAACTGTATGCCGCGGTGACTGAAGAAGATTAATTAGTCCACCTGGCTTATTACACATCAAGCGAAACCAAATTATGGGGAGTGAAATATCTCCCCGTAATTTTTATAAGTATAGGATACACACATGCAACATTCGAGATTACCAGCTTCAGCCGCAGCACGATGGATAAGATGTCCTGGATCCATAGCCTATATTGAATATCTAAAAGCGGAAAAGAAATTACCTCAAGACTTCTCCGGTGATGCTGCAAGACTTGGTACAGCAGTTCACCACATCATTGAACATTGTGTTATCAATCAAGTCCATCCTGAAACTCTGACCAAAAAACAAATCAAACGAATTATCAAACATGACCCTGATACCAAAGGTCTTGTGGTAGATGAAAAAGGTATTGCTGGAGCCACAACCTGCTATAACCGTGTAGAACTTATCCGTGACGAGTTTGATGAGATAGTAGCAGAACAAAAATATGATCTGTCTTTTATCTACGACATTGACGTTGGTGGTACCTGTGACATCTCCGGGTACAAACAGAATGGACTACTCGGAATTGAAGATTACAAAAACGGAAGGGTTGTAGTTGAGGTTGATGACAATTACCAACTTCAAATATATGCTTTAGGTGCATATCACCACGAGAATGAATGGTACAACTTCAAAAAGGTAAGGACCACAATCATTCAACCGAATGCCTCACATCCAGAAGGTCGTATCCGTTCAGCAGAATTGACTGTCAAAAAGCTTTTAACATGGGAAGAAAAGGTGATGGCACCAGCGATAAGTTTAATCGCAAAAGAAACTGCCACACTTACTCCTGGACCAATACAATGCACGTGGTGTGAAGCAAGACATGTATGCGAGGCAAATGCTAAGCAGACACTTCAATTGGTTCATATAGACTTCCAAAATGTAGCGGAACCAAAACCAGAATTACCTGCTCCACAGAGTTTAAGTCATGATCAATTAGCCTTTATACTTGACAACAAGGCAAGGATATTATCATTCTTAAACAAATGCGAGGAGTACTCAATAAAAACTCTTGAAAAGAAAGGAGGCCAAGTCGGAGATTATATCCTGGAAGAGAAACTTGGCAACAGGGTTTTCATTGAAGAAAAGAAACTCAATAACTTATTGCGAAAAGCTCGGTTAACTATTAAAGAATGCCAAACGACACCTGTCAAGCACATGATGTCTGTCACTCAATTAGAATCTTATCTTAAAAACGAAAAGAATTGGGATAAAGATAAGATCATCCAGTTTATGGACACGATAACGGACAAACCTGTGAAAGGAACGAAGTTATCCAAGTCTGTAAAAAATGCTGATTTCCAGCATAAATTACCAAAACCACGTAAATCAAAAAATAGGAAAATACGAAAATGACAACGCGACGAAACCGTAAACCACGAACCCGTAAATCTGCCGCCAGTAATAAAAAGACAAATCAGGTCCGCTTGATCACTGGCAAATGCCGTTCCTCGTACATGAAAGTCTTACGACTTGAACCGGATGACAACGGCAACAAGAAGTGTGGTACCACTATCCTGATTCCTAAAAAGGATAGAAAAACCATCAAGGCTATTAAGCAAGCAATCCGGACTGTTGCAACCAACAAGTTCGGTTCTGACATTGACATCTTTAAGTCCAAGAAAATGCGACAACCGTTGCACGACGGCGATGAACTGTCAGCAGATCCGGAAACCAATTACGGTAAAGAGGTTGAGGGATACTATGTTATGACTTCCACTGCTTACCGTATTCCGCAAGTGGTCAATCGCCACAATGAGCGGATTATGGATCCAGACGAGTTGGAGGAGATCTGTGTCTCTGGATACCATTTCTATTTTTCAATCACCATCAAGACCTATGAAGTTGATACTGCACAGGGTAAATCAAAAGGTGTGCGATGCCTGTTGAACAACCTCATGTATTTGGGCGAAGGTGAACGATTGGATGGTGGTAAATCTGCCGAAGAAGAGTTTGAATCATTCGCCGAAGAAGACGATGATTTTGACGACGATGATATTGATTAATCTCTATTAATCTTTTCACCTCTCTATCCACCGACTGTGGGTAGAGAGGACCCTCGTTACAGGAATATACACATGTCCCGTGTTCCAACATCATTTATAGACATCGATTTCGAAACCCGCTCAGAGCTCAATATCACTGTAGTGGGTGCTAGGAAATATGCTGGGCATTATTCAACTCAGATACTGATGATAAGTTTTTCGTCTGATCAAAAGAAAGTGTATAACTGGAATCCTTATTTTTCCACTGGCGAAAACTTAACCTTGCTAAATAAAGCAATCAAAAAAGTGAAGCGGGGAAAAGCCGTTTTCCGTGCACACAACTCAGAATTTGAATATTGGATATGGAATCTAGTAGGTACCAGACAATTCAATTGGCCTGAATTAGAAGTGGAATCATTTTATGACACTATGGTTCTTGCCTGTATCGCCGGTTTCCCTGCATCACTTGAAAATGCTGGGGATACACTAGGCTTGATAGATAAGAAAGATAAAAAAGGCAAAGGACTAATAAATTTCTTCTGCAATCCTTCTCGTAAAAAAGATGCAGATATGTTTAATCACCCCCATGAACACAAAGCCAAATTTGAAGACTTTATAGATTATTGCAATTCAGATGTGAAAGCTCAGATGGGAATAGTAAGAGCTTGTCCGCCAATGACACAAAGACAATGGGAAGTTTTCACATTAACCGAAAAGATGAATGTCAGAGGCATTCCAATAGATCTACCAATGGTACATGGTGCCTTGGATTTGGTTGATAAATATAAAACACAAGCGGATAAGCGGATCCAAAAAATAACGAATGGAGAAATAGAATCTGCCACTCAAAATGTTAAATTAAAAGAATGGTTAAATGCTAAAGACTGTGATATACCAAACATGCAAGCCGCGACAATAGAAAAGTATTTAAACCATCCTAAGACAACACCGTTCATAAAAAACATTTTGCAGATACGGTCTGATGTTTCCAAATCTTCTACCGCTAAATATAAAGCTGCGTTGACCTACATCACTCCAGAAGGTTTAGTCCATGGATTTCTAAAAGCTTTCATAGCAAAAACCGGACGATGGGGTGGAAGAGGATTACAGATTCAAAACTTCTCTAAGCCAGAAAAAGACTTTCCATATTGGTGTGATTTTGATGTACTTGCTGAAGCCATCAAGAACTCTGATACCCGTCTCATAGACATTCTATATGGTGGTATCATGGATAGTTTAAAAGCGGCGACAAGGTCAATGATCAATGCATTTGAAGGATATACTTTTATTTGTGCGGATTATGCTCAGATTGAAGCTCGCATAGTTATGTGGTTAGCGGGTGATAAAACGGGAATGGCGGATTTCGCAGGAGAGGGAAAAATTTATGAGTCAATGGCAGGAGACATTTTTAATGTTGCAATGTCCTCGATTAAGAAACCATCGTTTGAAAGAGATATAGGAAAGGAAACGGTATTAGGATGTGGGTTTGGTATGGGATGGAAAAAATTCCTATCAAGATGTGTAGAGCAAAGAGGCTTAGATATAATCGCGGACATCGCTCAAAAAGCTGTTAAAGGATATAGGACCAAATACGAAAGAGTCCCAAAAGCCTGGAAAGAATGTGAAGCAGCGGCGATTAAAGCAATACAAAATCCAGGAGTTGCTTACTCAGCATGTCAAGGTAAACTGTCCTACCGTCTTGATCGTCATTTTTTAACTGTTAGACTTCCATCAGGACGGAAGCTGTATTATCCTCAAGCAAAAACTATCGAAGGAATAAATGATTGGGGGCAAGAGCAAACCGTAATCTACTATAAAACATGGAATCAGAATGCTCCAGCTGGTAGAAAATGGGAATACGAAAAGATTTGGGGTGGAACATTGTTTCAGCACTGTGTCCAAGCGATTGCAATGGATATAATGTCTGATGGAATGTTAAATGCTGAGAAGGAAGGATACCATGCTTTGTTTACTGTGCACGATGAGTCATTGTCAATGGTCAAAAAGGATTTTGGATCGGTAAAAGAGTATGAGAATCTTTTGTGTCAATTAAAACCGTGGGCTAAAGGTCTGTTAATTGTTGCAGAAGGGTGGGAAGGATCTCGCTATAGAAAATAGTGAGTTATTTAAAACTTTAAACTTAGGATAAATATTATGAGTGAATTAGAAGATAAATACGAAAAAACTCCAGTCGAAAAGATTTTAGCCGATGCCGGAAAATGCAAAGACAAAAAGCAAAAGGCGGACATCATGCGAATCGCGAGAAACCGTATTGCTGCGGATGAACGGCAAATGCGAGAAGATCTCAAGAAGGATAATGAAGACGGCAAGAAGGAAAAAGAACTTCTCCGTAAAACTCATTCTGCCTTTATGGAACAACGGAAGGTGTACCTCAAAGCTTATCGTGACATGAACAGCATTATCAATACCAAATCAATGCTGAAACACTTCGATGACTTCAATGGTAAAGCGAAAGACTTCATGGAGCATTCCGCCGCTTTTGTTTTGTCTCTGCAGTATCATCTTGAAAATCTTGATACTGTGAAAAATGGCGGTAAAAAATATGAAGCCAAAGAAACTGAAGACGATACCACGGTTGCTGAAGCTACTCCTCTTGCTCAACGAACCAAAAGCGGATAGTTAATGTCAGAAGCTCCGGTTGAAAAGTACCTCCGCGAACAGGTAATAGCTCGCGGAGGTATTTGTTTAAAATTAATTATAATGGGAAAAAGGAATTTTCCAGATAGAACCATATTGATGCCAGGAGGTATTATATTTTTTGTGGAGTGTAAAGCCGAAGATAAGAAACTTCGCAAAACCCAAAAATGGTTTATTAATAGGGTCCTTAGACCACTAGGATTTAGAGTATATGTCTGCAAAACGAAAGCACAAGTTGACGAGACCCTTAACTCCGAGATGGAAACCTAGACCTTACCAGAAACTATGTTTTGAAGAAGGACTTCGCAAAAACTACCTCGCCTTATTCCTGGATCCAGGATTAGGAAAAACCTCCATCCTGCTACAGATATTCAACAAAAGAAAATTACGAAAACAAACCAAAGCGGTCTTGATCGTAGCACCGTTGAATCCATGCTATATGACTTGGCCTGAAGAAATAAAAGGATGGACGAATTTTAGACGGTTTAAATACACTATCTTGCATGGACCTGGAAAAGATTTAGCTTTAAAAAAACGTGGTGTTGACATTTACATCATAAATCCAGAAGGACTAAAATGGTTAATGCAGAAACTTAAAGGAAAGCCGAAAAAATCTTGGCCATTTGATATGTTAATCGTGGATGAGTCATCTAAATTCAAAACTCCAGGAGGACCTAACACAGGGTCTCATAGAACATGGTTGATCAACCGATTGGCTCCAGGGTTTAAGTACAGGTATATTGCAAACGGAACACCTGTAGCAAATGGGTACCTAGGTCTGATGTCACAAATGAGCATCATTGATCAAGGACAAAGTTTAGGAACCAAGATTTCATACTATCGTGAAAAATATTTCGACCAAGTTGGTAGACCTGAATGGAGACAGTATGAACTCTCAAAAGGAGCAGACAAAAAAATACTAAAGAAAATAGCACCTTTTGCTATTTGTCTTAAAGCAGAAGACTATGTCTACATGCCGAAGAGAATAGTACTAGAGAAATTCATACACTTGCCTAAGAGAGCTATGAAAGCTTATTCGGAAATTGAATCAGAACTATTTACTCTAATTGATAATAAAGAATTGGTAGCAGAATCCGCTTCTAGTTTATCTAACAAATTGCATCAAATATGTAATGGTGCCATATATGAAGATCAAGATCCGCTTGGGAAACCTCTGCCGTCGTCTAAGAGACAAGTAATAGAACTGCATAAAGAAAAGTTGTACATCATAGAAAATCTCATAGAAGAGTTTAACGGGAGACCAATACTAATTGGTTATAAATTTCAACACGACAAGAAAATTCTGCAACAGTACTTTAAGAAGAGAATCAAGTTTTTTGACGATGCAAAAACAGGACCTCAAAAGGTTAAGTTGCAAAAGAATTGGAACAATAATAAGATACCATTACTCGCTGGAAACCCTCAGTCGGTTGGTCACGGTTTAAATCTGCAAAAAGGATCCGCCGACGTTGTGGTTTTCTATTCTCTTGACCACGACTACGATACCCATGATCAGTTTCTACGACGGTTGCTGAGGAGTGGTAACAAAGCAAAACAAGTGTTCTTGTGTTATATAATGGCAAAAGGGTTATATGACCACCAAGCGATATATCCTACTCTTATAAAAAGGAAAAAGGTTCAGGATTCTTTTGCCAAAAGGTTGATTGACTACAGGAATAGATGCAAACCGTTATAAGGCAGAAAAGCGAAAGACTTAGATGGAATAAAGGGTATATGCAAATAGTTATAAGGCAGAAAAGCGAAAGACTTAGATGGAATAAAGGTATATGCAAATGGTTATAAGGCAGAAAAGCGAAAGACTTAGATGGAATAAAAAGTAGATGTGAAGATGGTTAGGTTATAAGGCAAAAAAGCGAAAGACTTAAATGGAATAAAAAGTAGATGCAAACCGTTATAAGGCAAATAAGCGAAAGACTTAAATGGAATAAAAAGTAGATGTATAAACATTGCTAATCAGATTATAATGTAATATGAACAAACACATACACTTGGAGAAAAGCTATGAGCAAAAGAAAAACCCCTTATGTCGCCGGCGAGACAGTATTAGATGAGCAAAACAAAAAACGGATTCTTGATACCTTCTATCCTGATATGGGATCTTTTGGAATGTGGGTTGATGTGATGGGGGTGTGGTTACATCCAGAAGACATCGCCGGAAAAGCCAACGTTGAAAAGCCTAAGACTAAAACTAAGAAGAAAAGAAGGCGAGTACGAGTGAAAAAATAAATGCAATTAATTACCAATAATAGTATACATCACCAATCAATAACACTATAATGGTCCTACACACACAAACATAGAGAAAAATATCATGGGACACCTCACAACTACTTTAGCTTCTTTAACTGCAAACGAAACCAATGCTATTATGACTTTAGTTGATTCATGTTTAGCAAATATGGGCGGATCAGTTCCAAGTAACCTTGCAGAAGATACTTTCACCTGGTGTGATGTCGCAGACTTGCAAAGAGCTGGTTGGTCAAAACACGAAGCTGCGGGAACCTACGGAGCATTAGTAACAAAACTGCTTATCCATTTAGATGAAGAAGGAGATTTTCTTAATATCCTCGACACTGAATTCGTAGAACTTGATGCTCCTTTCGCCGATTGGAAAGCTGGACGGAAAAAATAAACATCATTCTGCGGGGGAGAAATCCTCCGCTATTTTTTTTCAATTAAATGCAAATAAATGTTTACATCACCAATCAATAACATTATAATGGTCCTACACACACAAACACAGAGAAAAATATCATGAGCACTCCAATTACTTTAATAGAATCCGTCATCGCTCGTTTAAAAGAATGTCAATCGGATATTAATGTCTTGGCTTTGGACTTAGATATTTCAGAAAAAGAAGAAGAAGAGTTCATCGATGCTAAATTCACTTTGAATGAAACCCTTCGCCATTTGGACAATCTCAACAAACTTTGCAAATAAATGTTTACATCACCAATCAATAACATTATAATGGTCCTACACACAAACATCTGGAGATAAATCATGGAACTAATTTACTGGAGAGCTCAATTCCTGCATCATCCGTCTGAAGGTTGTGATATCAGGGCTAAAACCAAATCAGAACTCTTACAGCGATTATCTGAAGAAGCAACAGAAGACAATCAATATGGTGAACCAGAAGAAATAGTTCTTGAGTTCAATGATACTTTTGATCTGATGGATGCTTTACTTAGTGATGACGGTGGATTTTCTATCCAAACTAACCTGGATTAATGTTTTAAAGCGAGGGGGAGAAATCCCCTTCGGCTAAAAATAAATGCAAATAAATGCAAATAAATGCAAATAAAGGTATACATCACCAACCTACCATAATATAATGCTCTTGTTGGTTAAATAAACCAACATAAAAACACACATACATTTGGAGATACATCATGACTAAGAAAATCACCGCTTCATTCACTCAACACAACATGAAACAGCTGGTTGCTTTTTACAACATCATGGCTGAAACAATTGGCAAAAAGCCTGTCAAAAAGTTTCGCGATATTGCAACAGGTAACAGACGATGTGTTGCTATCAAAGCTGAATATGACCAACAGCAGGAAGAAGCCAGAGCCGTCAAACGAGGTTTTGATGTAACTACTTCCGAAGAAGTCACCATCAGCGAGAAAAAAACCAAGGCCAAAAAAGTAGCTAAGAAAACTACCAAGGTCAAAAAGAAAAATGTTTCCATCAAGTTTATCACCATTAGTCTTATCGTTGATGATAAGGATGACAAAGAAATCGTATCAACTATCAAAGAACAGTTCCCTGATTCCAAGTTTGATTTCACCCACGTCTCTTGGTACCGTTCAACGTTGTTTCGCGATGGTGTCATCGGACCTGAGCATGCTCCACGTCGCTCAAAAGCCTACAAAGATTGGTTAAAAACTCAAGGATAAAAAACAAAAAAACATTGGAAAGTAATTACATTTACCCTATTAACCGTGATATAATGTTACCTCTGCAATCAAGCAGAACATTATATCACAAAGAGGAAAACATCATGCCAAAAGCAACAGCAAAGAAAGTGTCTGCCAAGAGTGTCATTGAAGATGGTATTGGTAAAGCGAAATCCGCCAAGTTCATTCTCGGTCAAGTTGCCAAGAAGTGTCCTGGGTCTAAAGCTGACGAATCACATATCCGATTCTATGCCAACAAGATGATTCAGGCCGGAACATTGTCTACTGAAGATGCCGCGAAATACGGATGCGGTAAACGTGGACGAAAAGCAAGTGCGGCGAAACCTGGTGACAAGAAGGTGACGAAGTCTAAAGGAGGTACTTCCACTTCATCAAAAAAGTCACCCACGTCGAAAAAATCAAAAGCCGGCGGAAAGCAAAAGACATCGTCGCCGCGGAAAAAAGCTTCGAAGACATAGCGAAGAAAAACACTATTGTTGATAGCCGAAGGATAACACGGGACGGAGTTGAGTATTTATGTGCCGTGTATTATCCAGGCAAGAAGCAACCGGAAACTCCGGCTTTTAAAAAGGTAACTGTTATCAATCCAGAATATTGGCCCAATGGTACAGTTCTCACTACAACATATCGCAAGGCTTTCAGAAAGCTCTACATAAGGCTTATTGATAACCACGCGAGCAGGAGAGTATAAATGACCACTGACAACATCGAGTATGACAAGACCCAATTAAAGCTTGCACAGTTTAAATACTCGCCGCATAAAGATTATCTGGGGCATGTGTTTAGATGGGGGTTTGCATCCAAGTATGTAGACCGCAGCAAGCGGGTTCTCGATGTTGGGTGTGGTCAGGAAATGCCCTTCGCCAGATCGCTTGGAGGAGCGAACCCAAACTCAGTTCCAAAATCATATGTGGGTGTTGATCTAAACAAGATACCAAACCCAGTGACCCGAAAGAATTTCCGTGTGTTTGATGAGTTTAACTTTGTTGAGCAATACAAAGATCTAAAGAACATCAATAAGTACTTTGATGTCATCGTCAATTTTGAAGTCTTTGAACACATGGAAATCCAACATGGACGGAAACTTCTCAGAGCAATGAGGAAGCTGTTATCCAAAGATGGTGTGTTGATATTTAGCACTCCTGTTTATTGTTCTACCTACAAGCAAGCCAACAACCATATCTCCGAAGTTACAAAAGCAGAAATGGAAGATGAATTGCATAAAGCCGGATTTAAAATAGTAAAACAATTCGGCACCTTCTCTAATATCAATGACATAAAGAAAGTGGCATCAGCGGAGGATATTAAATCACATGAGGCTATGAAAGAGTTTTATGGTAATGAAGTATTGGGATGCTATCTAAGTCCTAAATATCCTGAAGCATCTCGTAACATAACCCATGTCTGTGTCCGCGATACCAACCCTGCAAAAGCTTTAAAGTTAAAACCATCTATTGTAAAATTTGAAAACGAATCTCTCGGCCGAGAAAGGAATAAATAATGATATATCAACTTATTGCACGAATGCACGAACACTTCAAAATCTCTTATGATGGTCCACCTCGTGAACTGTCAGAGGAAGAATACCAATTTCGTCTTACCGCTTTTGGCGAAGAGATCACAGAATATATTGATGCTAGAGAAGACGGAGATCTTGAAGGCCAGTTTGATGCTTTGTTAGATTTAATCGTCTTTGCTTTAGGTGCATGCCATCTACATGGTTTTGATGTTGATGAAGGAATGACGAGGGTGATGCAAGCCAATATGCAAAAGCGGGTTGTATTATCTGCGGAGGAATCTAAGCGAGGTCATAAATATGATCTCATAAAACCAGATGGATGGAGAGCACCATATCTCGAGGATTTAATATCACCCCCGAATCATCACACAGGTATCATCATCCTGGAAGGACCTGACGGCTGCGGTAAAACAACATTGGCAGAGTACTTTGTTGAGCATTACAATGCTCATTACATGCATTCAACATGGTCAAAAGAGATTGATGAGTATATGTTCCAATATATGCAAAGCACTCTGGATGCAGCGGGACGAATATCAAAAAACCAACTTGTTATCTTAGACCGTCATTGGTTATCAGACTGTGTGTATGGTGATGTGTTCCGTGAGGGTTGTTACCGCGGAGACCTATACAACGGAATGCATCACCAGTTTTTTAGAGAAGATAACAGGCATATGATCTACTGTTTGCCTGAAGACAAAGAAGCGGCGAATCAGCATTTTAAAAACCTCGCGGGTACCAGGCCTGAGATGTATGATAGTATGCATGATGTATCTCTAGCATACGAGTCTTTATGGAAGGGAGTGGAAATACCCTACGAGTTTAAATACTTCCATTCTTATATCCAATTTTTAGTCGGCAAAACAAGAGCACAAAACCGATTGAAAAGCAATCCGAAAGTAACCCGCTATGATTTCTTAACCCAAGGCAATGATTTAAAAACCTTGTCGGAAAACATACTCACAAAAATGGGAGAGATGTAATGGGGAATGTTAACACTACTTGGCTTCGTGTTTTACATGACCTTGTACTCAATGGAGCTATTGTATCTCCAAGAACAACACCTACCCGAGAAATCCTTGGGTACCAATCGCGGATAGATATGAATAATCCAATAGTAGATATTCCGCACCGGTTGGTTAACTACAGCTATCTGTTCGGTGAAGCATATTGGATACTTTCCGGCAGTAACAGTGTCACGGACATTGCCAGATACATGAAAATCATTGAGCAGTATAGTGACAATGGTATAACATTTAGAGGAGCATACGGTCCAAAAGTTATTGAGCAAACAGACCACATCATGTCTTCTCTGATCAATGACACGGAATCACGACAAGCTGTTCTTACGATTTGGCGAGAAAACCCAAAGCCGTCTAAAGACATTCCATGCACAGTATCAATGCAATGGCTAATACGAGAAAATAGATTGCATTGCAAAACAGACATGCGATCTTCGGATATATGGAGAGGGTGGGTTTATGATGTATTTACTTTCTCAATGATCTCAGCATGGATAGCTATTAACCTACGACACTTGGTCCCGTCTAAGTTTGGCACATTAGAACTTGGGGATTTAATCTTGACATGTGGATCACAACATATGTACGAAAGCGATGTACCATTGGTGAAAGAAATATTAACAACTGTTACACCGCCGCTAGAAAGTCGTGAAGATATAGATCTGAGCTTGTATGAAAATGGCAATGATCTCATGGATGATATAAAGATGGGTGCCGAAAACCAGTATGTTGCTTGCACCCCGTTTGTTAAACAGGTGAGATACATTCCTAGAGGAAAAATACAATGACTCCTAAAGAAGCAGATGAGTATTATATCAACATGGCAGTTTTAGCTTCAAGCAAGGGAACATGCTCCCGTCGACAGGTTGGGTGTGTATTGGTCAACAACCGCGATCATCTTTTATCCACTGGACGAAATGGTCCCGCATCAGGTCAACCACATTGCATCAACTCACCATGTGGTGGAAGTAATGCTAAGTCTGGAGAAGATCTAGATAAATGCGAAGCTGTTCATGCGGAACAGAATGCTCTGTTACAATGCGGAAAAGTGTATGAAATAAAAACCGCTTATACTACCGCGTCACCATGTATCCATTGCATAAAACTTCTTCTGAACACATCATGCCAACGTGTAGTTTTTGCTGAAGAATACCCGCATGAGCGAGTCAAAGAGATATGGCTTAATTCTGGGAGAGAGTGGGAACAGGTTGTTCCAACATTGGTGATTAACACCGATAACCAACTGATTTGGACTAATTAGGATTAACCCTATTATGATTCTAGACATAGGCCCGTGTGAACACACATACTGGCCCCTTAGAATCATAATAGGGTGAACCCTAATTAGACTCCGACGGTATAATCTTGTCTGTTTGTGTCTTATTCTTCTTATCATAACTTCTCATGCCTGCGATACCCAACATTCCCATTAAAATCTGCATCGTTAAGGATGTATCAATAACAGGAAATTTTCCTGTATAACCACACAATAATGCTATGAACCGTAGAATTGGTTCTAGTGTAGAAACATACAGCAAACCAAATCCGCAAACCCATCCAATAAATGGTCTGTATCCAGCGACAAACACACTTTTATGAGATGCTTCCTGCTTGTTGGTATCCATCTGCTTAATAAGCAAATTAGCCCGTATCTTCATACGAACTAGTTCACCGTCTTGTCGCAGTTTTTCTAGATGGCGGATTTCTATCGCTTGTTTTTCTGGATCCGGCCAAATCCGTTCTATCGCATATTTACCGGCTTCGAATGCTGCGGTTAAAGGATCAAGTGCCATCAGTCATCTACCAATTGTATGTGAGGATAATCCTGAAAAGATTTCCATAACCCGCCCCAGATTATCTTGTACCCTTTGATTGACGCGGCTTGAAAGAATGCGGCGGCAACTTGAGCCAGATGTCCTTTATCCCAACTAGCTTTACCATCAACATAAGCATAGAAGTCTAATGCCCTTCCACTTTGGTGATAGCTTAGTTTATTATATCCATCCGCTCTAGACTTATTGTCTTTGAACAATTTATTCTGCTGAATCGCGGTACGAAATCCTGCAGTTTTACCATGTCCAAAATCTACAATGGTCATTTTAATGGCCAAATCGCTAAGTTTAATTAGCCGTGGATCTATCCCTTCACGATTTGTTTTTGATGAGTTTGATAATCTGTATAAATGCATAAATACTTCTCCGGTTATAAATACTCAGTGATTACAACAACCCCATCCCCTCCATCGCCACCGTCAATGTTTGTTGTTGCTGCAGAGATTGTACAACCGCCGCCGCCGTCACCATAGTTCTGAGCATTGTTAGCACTACCGTTATTCCCGCCTCTTGATCCAGAACCAATTGCACTACCACCTTGTGGGATAACTTGATAAAGAGTAGTAGATATACCGTCTTCACCTACTCCGCCCCGTGTACCGAAATCAACACCTGTTGGTGCCACAGCGAGAGCACCCCCTGAACCAACTAAAAATGCTCCGTTAGCCAAGAGTCCTGTACCACCTCCACCACCTGGGCAGGTGACATTAACATTGGTACCAGGTCCAACAGAACCCACAATAGTAGTATCACCACCATCTACACCATTGTTATTTCCTGAACCACCTGCTCCACCTGCACCAATGGTGATGTTGTACGAAGCATCAATCACAGAAGTAGTTTTAGCTCCTCGTGCACCACTGCTTCCTCCTCCTGAAGCACCTGCAGTACCACCACCTTGTCCGTCAACTCCACCACCTCCTCCTCCGCCGCCGAGAACTTCATCGAACGAGATGGTCTTAGTATCCGGTTGAGGAGTCCATGCAGCATCTGTTGCTGTCACAACGGTTTTTACTACCTTGCCAGTTCTGTCCAATTCAAAATGGGCACTAGGACTAGAGCGGTAAATCACACGGGTCAGTTGATCTGGTGTGATGTCTCCTGCAGCGGGATCTACTGTTCCACCCATCAAATGGATGTCAAGACCGTTTAAAGTACATGCTCCAGTATTTACTGTTGCAAATTCTATTTCAAATGCAAATCCGTCTGCGACAGTAGGTAGTTCTGCGGTGTACACATCTGTTGCTGATTCTGTACCTATCAAGCGGCCGGTGTTTAATGCAGGTACCCAGACTTCAGTTGTATCTCCAACAGGATCAACAATAGTTGTTGCAGGTCCGTTCGCAGCAGTTGCACGATAGACATTACCATCGCTTCCTTTCTGAATAGCATTTGCAGCGAAGTCAATATCATTACTCCACTCCGAAATACCGTTTTCAGCCAAATACAAAAGTCCTGTGCTGAACAACTGCTGCAGGAAATTCATATTTTCAAAAGTAGGGATTTCTGCAATCCACCCAGTATCAAACTTTCCAGGAAGAGTGACATCAGGATCTTCTACAGTTCCACCATCCGCCCATATTCTACTTAAATCTGGTTTTGTTGTCATATCATATAATCCTTTTCTAAATTAAAGAGGCAAAAGTGCCTCCGACCAATGGACCACTAAGTGTGCCAAAACCTGCAGCACCAGGAAAACTACCGAAAGCGAAATACGAATCCGCATCAAATTCGGCATAAGTTGTTCCAACACCTGCAACATCGGGTGCTAGATCAGTATTTAATAATAAAGCTTTTTCGTTAACCGTTAATAATCTACCGAATTGTACAATGTAATGCATTGCACCTTCTTGTATTACCACGAGATCCACTTCAAATAAAAACTGAAGGAAGTCAACCATCTCTTGTGTGGTAGGTATGATGTTATTCTTAATAGCTCTCGCTTTTATATATAATCTATATTCATCATCTGTTAATACCCTGTTTCCTGTAGTAGACTCGCCAAGAGTACGGAATCTACCGCCGACATCTGGATCTGATATGGTGCCAAATGATGTTGCTGAAAGATGTCCGTCAAATCCGAAATAAGACAACACATCGGCATCAATGAGAATACGAGGTTGACCTACTATCTCTCCGAGTATATCTAACTGAACACCTATTGCGGTATCAATCCAACGGTCATTAAGCAGACTTTGAAACACTGCTTCAAGAACATTGGCTTCCGCTAGTAAAGCATCAATGTAAGCTTTTAAGTTATCAGAATTTCTAAACTGAGTTGCTAATCTGCTCTCAGCTAAAGCCTGATGATCTATTTCAATAGCCATTATGAATTAACCGTAATGTTTGCAATAAGGAACTGTGACAACTCACCGGTTGCGATAGGGATATCAAGAGTAGCATCTGCAGGATCAGAAATCTTGATGAACATACTATCTACCGTGTGTCCTGGTATAGTGTTTATGGGGGTGTAGACTTCTGAGTGGATCACATCATCACTAAGAAAGAATCCACGTCCTTCTATCAAGTCACCGTTTGCATAATCCACAATAGCTTGTTTGACATCATCATCACCTGTGGATGGATACCCTGCAAAAGTCGTTAGATTCACGACAACATAGATGTCCACAGTAGTAGGTCTTGAAAATGATATATCATGTGGAATCCCTTGACTATCATTTACAACAACGGTTGTGGTACCAAACGGAGTTGCTCCAAGTGTTTTCTTTATAAAAATCGCTTGTGCAATATCTGCTTCAAGTCCGCCAATAACAATTGCATGTATTGAGTGAGCAGGTAAACCGTTTGCATCCGGACCAGTATTAGTATCATTTTTTAATACTGTAGCCTGAGTGACATTTGTCACAGCTAGAATTTCTGCTTGTATAGCATCAATGATTGATTGTGCTCCGCGACTAGTTGATTTAATCCTTCGCGATCGCAGGTCTGGATCTTCTTCTTCTGCTTCACCAACAAGTGCATCCAGGACATTTGTAACTGTACTCCATCCTGTTATCGCAGTGTCTATAGTATCAATGGTTCCTGCTAGTGCTATCACTGGACCACTAACAACCGCTGTAGCATCAACTGTGATTGATAACCCGACAGGTATAGTGACTTCCTCATCTGTACGAAACTGACTATCTGAGGTACTAACTAGGGAACCAACTGGGATAACGGTTCCATTCACTCCGGTTAAAGTTAATTCAACCGTTGAGAAGCTAACATCGCCTCGTCGAATTCCGTTTAGTTGAACAAGGTTTGACAATCTGGCATCAGTAGCACCACTTGGGTTAAAAGCATGATAAGACTCCTCTGCTATTTCCCAGATATTTGCAAAGGCTTCTGATATTAAACCGTTAATTTGACCGTCAACGGATTCAGGTTCCACATTGAAATTCTCGCCGAATATCGCTTTGACTCCCGCATTCATTTCAGCAAGTACAACATCTAACCGTTTTCGTATGAATCCCTCAGGTGTTATTCCGTATTCAGACATTTATAGTCACCTCATCAGTATTAATTGTTCCATACACTGTATCAGCATTATATGAAACTAAAAGCCGTCGTGTTGTTGGTCCTTCGTATACCATAGAGAAGGAATTCAGTTTTAAAACAGTAGGGGTTTTTAATATGGCCGTTTTAATAATAGATTCTATTTTGGCTAAATTTACAGGTTTAACAAAAACATCTTGAAGCCACGGTACTCCGGCATTAGTGTCTAAAAACCATTCGCCTTTGTAAAACAGAAGACGAGTCCGCACATGTTGTACTGCTTCTGCTCCGTCTCGTACAAGTGTTAACTGACCATTTTCTACTATCAAATCGTTGTTTGAATCTAATGCTCTTCCGATCATATTGCAACTCCGGTATTAACTTGCACATTGCCAGCACTGTCATTGCCTTGTGGATGAACATGCAGACTAAATATTATCCCGTTGATATTGAACAGACCATCTGCTTGCAGTTCTACAAATCCACTCGAGTTTTCCAGGCGGATACTTCCACCGTCACCAAGTGTAATTTTTGCAGTCCCGTCGTCTTTCTTTATTTCAACACCATCTGTTGCAAAACTAGGTATAGCATTTGGAGCAGATGATATTCCGACGAAGGCAATAGCATCAGATAAAGCATGGAACCTACGTGCACCTGGATCTCTTACACCGCCAAAAGTATACCACTCATCAATAGATCTTTCGCAAAAGACTAACAGACACTCATCACCTACAGCAACAGGAAAGGTCATAGAAAAACCTCCGCCTCTTACGAAATGTACCGGTACATTGATGAGCAATGGCAAGTCTACTGGTATCAGTGTTTCAACTCCATCAGCTTCTTCGCTTTTAAATACTCGGCGGATAGCAGGTTGTACACTAGCCAATTGTGTTGCTGGATCAAAAGCACTTATGATACCAGGCATCGAAGTATGTAAATCTTTCAATCTGTTTTCTATACCTGCTCGTATAGTAGATCCTAAATTCGCTAAAGTAGAAGACTTATCAGACATTTATTGATCTCCCTTTAATAACCGAAAACCATGTACTGTTATGAGTATCCCCTTTAAAAACAGACTCTTGAATCTTGTAGGTACCCTCTGCTGTTGTCTTGTTAATATTTCTAAAAAACAGATTCCCCATTGATACATTAGCGGTTTGCGATTCAATCTTAAATGATGTATTTGGCATTAAACTAGGATTAAGCAGTGTTGTTACATCAGCTCCAATCTCTGTTAACGTCGGCGAACCTATCATACCTGTCGCGGAGTTTATTAAAGCGATTGCACTACCTTCTAACGGTTGGTCAATAGGAGTTACAACCATCTCGCCATCTTGTATATTCCAGTTGAAACCATACTGGTCTGCGAACACATCCATTATGTCTTTAGATGAACCAGATAGTGTTTGCCCCATTAATTTATCAGGTTCATCCGGAATTCCTTCAAGTGGTCCAATGGTTAATCCTGAAAAACTCGCTAGTACCTCATCAATGGCGGATTTAATAGAAACACTTTCGGCGAAGGTCTTATTGAACGTGGAGTTCTTCCAGTCTTTATCACCGTCTGCCGCATACACTGTAGCTATTCGGTCAGGACCTTGTCGCATCTGTAACACATTGCGGATGTCACCTTTAAAAATAAGTCTCACATTTCCCTCATAGCCTGCATTCAAAATAACCTTAGTAAATTTATTTTGTAATGCGGCGAGAGTATCAGGATTCGGATTGTATATTTCTATCATCCCTAAATTGGGAGGACCTAATACCGACTTTGTAATCTCAAAATTAATCCGCAAATCCTTTATGACACGGGTATCTCCGTCAACAGGAATCACGGTTAAATCATAAGACTTTTTATACTGACGTGACACTTTCGATTTCTTCGTCTGTTACTATAAAGAGTTTAGAACCTGTGCCGAATTCGTCACGGCTAGGATCCAGTTTTGTATTATCCAGATTAATCATATATAAATTCTTTATCGGGATATTGAACTGATGAACGATGTCTACTCCAGCAAGTAATGGTAAGCCTACTAATACTGCTACTCCGGATTGGAAAAAGGATATGGACCACACTCCATCGCCGTCACCCGCTCTAGTATTAAGCATCACTTGCACATCATATCTTTCGCCATTTAATATAATGGAGAAAAGCTGTTCCGGTTTATTGTCTAAAGGTATTTCAATCATAATCTACCTACTGGAAAAAATCTAATCCGGCTTTTAGCACAGATTTATTAGCACTACTTTCCTCTGGTTCTGTAATAGGTTCAACGTTTCCTTTATTCGCGGCACTTGATGCCTGATCAGAAGTTGTACCTTCTGCTAAAGTGCTTTCGGACATCGCCACGATTTCAGTTTCTGATATGATAATCTCTTCCAATGAAATACTCATAGATGCTATTCTTGAACTATCAACATCAACTGTGTCACGAACACTTGTTATAAGCATATTTTCATATAGCTTAAATTTAGTTTGAACCTCGATTGGTTCGCGAGCTTCCTGTAATGCGATGATTGAATTAAAAGCTGCGTTGCTTCTAGTTTCGTTTTCTTCCGTAGATGAACCAAAGAGTCCTGTCACGGTATCAATGATTTCTCCAATCGCGGCACCAACACTCAATGGTGTATCAGACACTTCAGCGAATACCGTCAACTTCTTCGGATTGATAATCGCATGGTCAGTAATATCTGCTCCAAGTTCTATAGGGTTTTTCGTAGGAGTAATAGTACTTTCGTGGTCTTCGGTGATAATAGCATCAAGCTGTATTCCACCTATGGATTTTTGTGTACGAATAAATAGATTTTCAAAAGCCATTATTGATCCACCGCTGTATTGAGATCCTGTGTTGCTTGCACAAACTGGTCTCTAACTTCCCGTCCTATTTCAGCCGAATTTTTTCCATCGCCTTCTATTTTAATTTCTACCCTATCAACCCGCATTGTATTCCCACCATTTTGTACCGAAGAGTTGTTAACAGGTATAGTAGGAGATGATGCTGCGGCTTGAGTGCTTAATTGACTAATGATGGTTGGTATTCCTATATTGTTATTAGCTGGAGTTAATAACTCTTCGGGGAACTCACCACGAATCGGGGAAGATCTTTGATCATCAGGTAATAGTGCTCTTCCTTTCTCACTGCCGACAGGAGCGATACCAAGTAGATCCCCTATAAATGCGGGGGCGAAATCAACCATTTCTTTTATTTCATTCATAAACCCTTTTTCGGATTTGAATAGACCGAAGATCATATTCCAACCGTCAAAAATCATAGTGGTCATTTCTACCACTGTGGCTAATACTGCGGCGACAACAGATATTTCAGACTCCCATTCTGGGAACCTTTTTATCATGTCACCTATAAATGAATCACCTCCTTCAAAGAAAACTTTAGCATCTTCCAATAACAATAATAATCCAGCAACCGCAGCACCAAGAAGTAATGGCAATAAAAGAACTGCCGCATTCATGGCTAGTGCCGCAAGTGTTACACCTCGGAAAAGCGAGATAAGTTGAATTAGATGAATGACTATTTTAGCGGATATAAAAGCTCCTAAAGCAAGTGATAATAACTTTAAGACTTTAGTGAATCCCTCTATCCACTTCGGTAGGTTCTGTTCTATTATAACCCTGTTTACTTTCCACCATTCGGTGAACAGGCCAATCATTTCAGTACTTGCAGGAGCCAATATTGCAGTGATGGTTCTTGATATGCTTTTTGTAATCTGCCACACATCAACCATGGCATCTTGAAAATCCGCACTCAACGCGGCATCTTCTGCAGTTGTAACCCCTAAAGCTTTTGCTTCCGCGGTAAGTTCACGAATAGCTTTAGGTCCTTGTTGCAATAATCTAATTGAATCGCGGAGACCTAATTTATCGGCGAGTTCAATTTGTCTTGCACGATCAAGTCCCTGCATTCGGCCAGAAACTTCAAGCATAAGGTCACTGGTGCTTTTGAGTTGACCATCTACTCCAGTTAATGTTATACCTAATATGCCAAATGCTTCAACACCTGTACCTGTTCCTCTCGCAGCTTCTGCCGCACGAATAGCGAGTTGTCTTATTGAATTACCTACGGATTCTGAGGTTTCACCTGCTCGTCTTGCGGCGAACTCCAAGGCATCAATGTTCTCAACAGATTCACCAACCTCATCGGCTAGTTTACCTTGTTCATCGGAAGCAGCAGTTGTCGCCGCCGTTAATGCTGTTAAAGCCGCGGCACCCGCAAGAGCAACAGTCGCGAGTTTTTTAACCACATCAACGGTTTTACCGACATCAGATTTAAAATCAGATAGACCTTCTTCGTCGTAATCAAAACCTAAGCCAACTAGTAATTCGTCTAAAGTCACGACGGTGCACCTGCTTTTTTAGCTTCTAATTTTAGATCTATAAGTTCATTCATCATCATCAGATCATCTATTGAGTATGTTCCGTCTTGCAATTCACGGAGAGTGCACATTGGTGGATCTATTAAAAGGGGACGATGCAACTCCGCATTAACATTTGGATACTTAGAAACATCTACCTCTGATGCACTATCTGGACTTACAGCTTGTCGAGTACTTTGGTCAACAACTTGCCTTTTAACAAATTTGAGAAATTAACCTGTACGACAAAAAGAAACACTCGATAGACATCAACAAGAGAATCACCAGAGAATAGCATGTTAAAACTCTGCTCGGTAATAATCGTGCCGTCACAACCAGCACCAACAACACAGTTTTTAAAAAGAGCGGCGAGTTCCTCAGGATCATTCTCTTTAAATAGTTGAGATAATCCTTCTGATATAGAATCAGTGTTTATATCAACATTAAACGGATCCGCTTCATGTCCACCAGGTGGGACAATATCATTGCCTTCTGCATCTTTCTTTTGGCTGAATCCGCCGGCAATTTTAAACAGTGCAGGCCCTATAGTTTTTATTAGTTTGAACTTCATTACCATCGCTTTATCAGCGGGCCATTGTGTTACACTGTATTCATGTTCTCCAATTTGTTTTGATTCTGTTTTACAACCCATTTTATAACTCCCGGTCCAAATTATACCGGCCTATTGAATTCCGAGGGAGTCACTGTGAATAGGCCGGAATCCCCACAGTGACTTTATCCCCTCAGAAACTTTCTACACCTAGATGTAACAGGTCTAATCGTTCAACAACAACTCGCCACTCTTGCGATTTTGCTGTTTCGCCGCGGCCAAGGTCTGCAGGCCTTGGAATATATCCAAGGGTACCTGAACCTAAATCTCCGCCTCGCACATCTTTAAACTCAGCAAAAATCGGAACGAATGTTCCACTTTCCTGATTTGATATGAGAGTGGATAGCAAACCGTTATCGGTAGAGGTCTGCATCAAGCGAAAAATAATTTCACCTGAAAGATTCGCACTCAGAGATAGAGTCATTTCACCGTCAGTACCCATTTTATGGGAGGCAGAATCCGCAAGCCGTTTGACTTCAATGGTGGTATCATCATCGCCAAAACCTGAAATAGGAAATCCGTTGATGAGAAGTAATGTGTCTAAAAAACTATATGCCTTCATGAATTAAACCTCTTTTATCGTTCAAAAATACAGGGTGTTTTTATCGCTCAAATACACCGTTGATTTGAGCTCCGTGAATAGCTCCAGCTCCCAGTATAACAAAAGAAAACCCAGGATAATCTCTCGCAGATTTATCAGAAGCATTTACATCAGCTACAGGCACCAACGTTGTAGAATATCCGCGGGACAAAAATTCTCCGTCGATAGTAGTACCAGGTGCTGCGAGACCATTACGAACTGCTTCATCCAAAGCTTTAATACCTTGTTGTTCCAGGCTTGCGGCACCTTTATCTGTATACGGAACCTTGGTTGTTCTGGTCAGCAGATACCCAAACACGTTGGTCTGAATCGCATCTGTCAACCAGTCTATGCCGTGAACCTCGTCAAGGAAGGTACCATCCGCCATGAATGATTCGGCAAACATGTTGCTACCGCCAACGTCGATAATGGCATTTGCATTTTTAGAATCAAGAACACTTTTTTCGTTAGTGGTCAGATTTTCAACAGTGATACCTGGAAGCGATTTGAACTTCAGAGTTATCGTGCTGTTAGGTTGACTGAAGTTAACAGTAAATGCTCTACCGGCCAATGAAGCAGAAGGATACTGGTCAATGTTAGAACTGAGAGTTGTAATAGTTCGTCGCAAAGTTTTCGCCTGCAGGACAGATGCAATATCGTTAGTGGTTACTAAGTCCAGTACATCCAAATCGTTGGTTGTATTAAAGAACACTTTCACACGAGCTTCACACCAATCTGCCGCAGCTTCTACAGCATCTTCCACATTGATGGATACCAGGTCACGAACCTCTTTAGTAAACAGGAGTCCATACCAATCGTCATCCATATTGTTTATCGCATCAAGAGAAGCAGTGATGGTTTCACCTGCGATACCGTTGCCTTTTGTTCCTTCGCCCTGTCGCATTTGTAGCAGAGAAGAAATGTCAGTACCGACGGCAGGATTGGTTGCAGTCATGAAGCTGATAGTTGACAGGATACCAGTAGTTCCAGAGGTTACAAAAAATCGTGAACCATCGTAGACACATGTGGCTAAAGTAAAACCGCCTGCGGCAACAAGTTGCAACTCAGCTTGAATTGCTGCAGCAACTTCATCCATAGTAGTGTCAAGAGTAAAATCAAGACCTGAAATATCCTCGCTCACTCCGTCAATAGACAGTGTGAAAGACCCGTCCGCTATGGCAGTAAACAAAGCGAGATTCGCAGCAGAATCTGCTACTGACCCGCCTCGTAATTCCGCACTTTGATCTGTTTCATAACGAGTAGATACCTTTAACGATGTTGGCTTCGGCTGCTGTGCAAAATAACTGGTTGCTGCAGCGACGACTTCGGTTGTTGATGCCCAATCGGCAGTGACACCATCAATGTCACTATACTCTCGAATTCGTTCCGCGAGACCAATCACTCCAGTCTCTTCCGTAACAATATTCAGGGTGCCAAAACCTGCTCTTGCTGGAAAAGCACCTCCGACAGAAATATCAACACTAACTACACTTCGAACTGGAATTGTCATGATTAAACCTCTATATTAAGATTGTATGTTAATCCGCGAGTCTGAAATTCACCCGCCATATCCACAGAACAGATCGCGGCAACAACATCTGCATCTGTACCTACTACACTTAAAAAAACATCAAATTGTGCTTTTTCTTCCCAACCATTATTAAAAGCTTCTGATATTTCTCTCACCATAGATCTTGAACTTAACCCAACTTCTGCCGCCGTAAAAAGTTCTTGCACGGATTCTCTGGCAAGTGCTGTTCTAACAAACCTAGCATTATCTCTTGCATTATCCCTGTAAAAACCGATTGACATTCCAACGGTTCTCATACCTCTTATTTCAGCATCCAGATTTTCAGGGTCCACTTGGTTTGCATGTATAATCTCTTCCCAACCAAGTGCTTCATCGCTTAAGAAGTCTATCGAAGCATAGGATCCCTGTGGTCGCGGAGCATCTTTCTGTTTTGCTTTTATGCTAAACCCAGGGGTTGTTAAAATCAAATCTACAGTATCCCGCAGCAGACGATTAAGTGTTTCTTCGAGTATCATGGTATTCTTATGCCAAAAACAGAGGTGTATCCGTATGATGACCAGTTACCTTCGTCGGTGATTTCATACTGGATACTTTTGTGAGTTACCATATCAGCAGATATGTTATCTCTGTCGCTTGTTCCTCTTAACGATTTTTTGGATACAAATAGCATGATGTCTTTATCGCGAAGACCTTCTGGTAATCGCTGCAGCTGTTTCATCGTCGGTTGCTGCACACTTGCTAAAGTTTTAAAATCTGATGTTCCACCTTTTTGATAAATACCATTTACATAACTGCCAGCAGAGAACCGTGTAACTACTATCTTTTCTGCAGTATCTTTGCAAATCGCAGCTGAGACATTTACAGGCATTATTCGTCTCCAACTTTAAAAGTTATAGATTGACGAAGATGTCCAGTGTCAATTAATGCTGTTCCTTCTCGTGTTGATAACTCTGGAGATATACCATCTGAAATCTTTCCAATAATATCATTCTGTACTTTTAACCCTAGCAGTCGCAAAACTTCTTTTTTCGTCATCTCGCCTTTTGCAACCTTTTTCATTAATCTGGTCATCATCCGCTTATATTCTTTTTTATTTTCTATCATAGTTTGTCTTAGAAAACTACGTTGCGGAATATTCTGTGCATCACTACCGAATTCGTGAGCTGCTCCTACTGCGATAACAGATGTCCCATCAGGATAGGCATTTGAATCTTTTGGTAAACCAACCTTAACAGCATTAGGACCATCTAGCTTTTTAGCAAGTGCTTCAAGCTTCTTTATAGCATCATCAGGTTTTTTACGAATTACAGTTCTTGATCTCATAACTGATTAGCAATTAAAACTCCAACAAAGCAGCGATTTCTAATGGTGATATATCTTTGACCATACGATGTACTTGCTAAAAAGCTATCACCCTCAGATCTGTCCTTGGCGACAACAGCATAAGCTACCGCGACTCCAGCGACACTTTTAGATGAGATAGGTCCGGAGGAAGCAGAGGTATCTCCTAACTCCGTATTTTCTCCAGAGGCCAATAGGTGTGCAGTTAAATATGCAAGTGCATAATCGTACTTACCTCCCCATCGAACTTCATCCGTTCCCATAAATACATTGACGGCATCATCAATAAAAAGCTGAATAGTGGGATCCGGATATTCTGTATCATCAGAAAATTCTGGAAATCTCGTACGAATGTCGGTGATACTAACGGTCATTGAGTGCTCGGTCTATCAGCTTATCTAGCTTTTTTTCAAGTTTATCGAAGCCTTCTTTTTGTTCCTGTCTTGTATCTTGTACTTCCCGCTTCACAGTATTAATCTTCTCATCGCTTTCACGACGAAAATGATCTATCTTAGCATCGCTTTCCGCTTCAATACGGTCAATGTCTTCCTGTATATAACCCTGTGCAATTTCAACTTTTTCAATTGCTCCACCTTGTGCAAAAACAAAATACAAGGCTGATATGATAACACCAGTAAAAGCAACAATGTCCATCCAACTGACACGGTTATCAAATTTGATACTCATAGGTAAACTTCTCACAATCGTAACTTCTTCCCCCTCCGCAAAATCTATTGCAGAGGGAGACAAACAGAGATTTACCTTATTCCGTTACAGGTGGTTTTTTAGCAATAGGTGTAGATTTGGATTTTGATGCGGCGGTTTTCTTGTTTGCTCCTGTTACTTTTTTATCTGCGACAGGGCCAAAGTCCAAGATTCCCGCTCTTTTTAATCCACGGGTGTAACTGAGCTTTTTGATTACCGCCCATTCTTCATCCTTGACAACATTAAAACCTGGATGAAGACGGACAGTAGTATTCCGCCCTAATTTAGGATCAGCACTTTTTAAATTGTACTGACGAGCTGAGTTGTTCATAACACCGGCCATATTACTTACCTTCTATAATTGTTTAAAAGAAAAAGATCCTGCGACAACTTTCGCCGCAGGGGTGGTTAGATACCCTCGGCGATTGCAGCAGACAGAGGATAATAAATGTTAACTCCGCCTAATCGTGAACGACCAGGAATAACGAACTCGAGGTTCTTCTGTTGAATCGGAAGCATCTCAAGTTCAACTGGGATTTCAAGTTCCAGTTTTTCTGGGTTACGATCATATGCCACCATGCCATCATTGGTGAATGTTGCATTGAGAGATGCTTGACATTCATTCAGAGGAATAACATCTTCGATGCTATTCAGATACGGACTGTTCTGCACGAGATATTGCAGGATAGTAGTATCACTGGTAGAACTCCGAGGAGTGGAGCTGATGTAGGACCACTGTGCAGGTGGAATAAGCAGAGTGTTTCCACGTTCCGCCATCAAGGTGGTTTCGAAGATGTCTGCGAACAGATCATTCACATCAAACAGGATTTGGTCAGGAGTCTTGTTGACCCACTCAGTACCGCCACCTGGATCCACAACATTGCCTGTTGGGATATTCGGATTGCTGAAGAAACCAGGCAAACCGTCATCCGCACTACCAAACATTGCGACGTCGTTGATAACCTGCTCATTGGCACGAACCGCGGCATTCGCTCGTCGTTGGTCAAGACCAGTGTTGGTCAACTGAGAGGCTTGAATTTCATCAAGACTATAACCATAAGAAACACCAACTGAACGAACAGGAATCGAGGTTTCTTTACCGGCGACATCAGCACGAGGCAGATCATCTGCATAAGCCTGGATAATCTTCGCAGAACCAACTTGATCGTAGGTGCGGAATGTGATGCTTGTGATACCGGGACCCGCTTCGTTGGATACTGGGAAAAGCTGACGAGCTTTCAGTTCAGCATAACGGACATCGTAGCTTCGTGCTTTGATGTGCTCCAGTTGTCGTTGAAAAAATACAGCACCGTTAGCATCGAAATATGTATCCTCGACTGCTCGAGCAAGTGCCGCGTCCAATGTTACTACAGAACCATCTTGTAATGTTACTTTCATCATTTTTGCCTTTTTAAATACTAACAGTGATTAAACAATTAAATACCCGGCCAGTATTTAATTAGACACCAGCAGTTGTGGGTTGAGAGGTAAGAGAGATGAGACCGATTTCGCCCGCGGCAGTAGTGGTTTCCCATTGAGCATTATCGAGGGAAGTTTCACCAGCGACCGCAGCACCAGAATCCAGAACACCGGTCGCGTCAACATAGTTAACCACATCGCCGGGAACACATCCAGTTGGACAAACCGCCCAGATATAACCGCTTCGCATAACGGCGACGGTTTCTTCGTCGTCATACTGAATGGCACCAGTGTTAGCAACACCTTCTTGATCGAGGGCACGAACGGAGATACCCATAAATCCAGTTGCTCCCCCAGGAACCACTTGGGTATCAGGATCAGAACCGCGTGAAACTGCGATACCAAAGGCGATGTCACCTTCTGCTGCTCGCGATGCAATATCACGGGGAGCAAGTGCATAAATCATACCGGCATAAGCGACGGCTTGTAGTCGTGAATAGGAAGTTTGTGCTGACATCAGCTTTTTGCTCCAGTTTTCCATGCATTACGAGAATCTTCAGCCATTTTTGCACGAGCATCGGTTGAAGGGGTTTGGGTTGTTTTAACAGGGGGTTTTTGTGTAACAGATGCAGATAAGTTCACATCCATAGTAGACTGGGAACCGTCTGTATCTGTTACAC